ATTTTAAGGGTGAGCATTATGATGGTATAATGCGAAATATCAGAGGCAATCATGTCGCCGTTGTGCCAGAAGGCCGGGCCGGTTCTGATGTCGTAGTGGCAGACTCCAAACTGAAAACAGAGGAAACAGCAATGCCAAAACCAAACAAACCCATTGCGCAGGATGAAGAACTGGAAGGCAAAACCACGCCAGTCGAACTCCCCGCAGAAGATGAAGTTTCAGATGTCGTCGAATTTCTGAAAGACAAACTGGATCCTGAGATCCTGGCTAAAGTCGCTGAAATGCTGAAACCAGCTGAAAAGCAGGAAGAAGCAGAAGCGGCAGAACAACAGGTTCTGGCTGGTGATGAAGAAGAAGTTGATCCAGAAAAAGCTAAGGAAGCCGAAAAAGCCCCAGCTATGGATGCAGCATTTCTGTCCAAAAAACTGAAAGAAGTTGAAGCCAGCACCATTAAACGCTTCACTGCCATCGCTGACGCAAAAGAAGATGTCCGATCATACGTTGGTAAAATTGCCATCGCCTGTGACAGCGCAGAAGGCGTCTACAAGGCCGCCCTCGACTTGATGCATGTAGATGTGGCTGGTGTGCATCCAAGTGCCTACCGTGCTATTCTGATGGCACAACCAAAACGCGATAGCGCACCAAAAGAATCGATCGCATTTGATTCTGCAATGGAAAGCGATTTGTTGAAATTAATTCCAGACGCTGGCCGCATCCGTCAATTGTAATGGGAGTTTGAAAAATGGGTTTTCCAAATCGTGTCAATGGCGTACAGGCGCTGGGTGTCGAAGGTGCTTTTGCATCAGATAACCCACGCATGACTGCGCTTGCTGGTAAAGGTCAGTACATCGCCGGAACAAATGGTGTTGCAGCTGGCAAGTTTGTTTGGCTGGCTTCTGATGGTGTTTCAGTGAACAACTATGGGGCGGGAGTACCACTGGGGATCGTGGCTCGTGGCATGCAAGGTTTTATCACTGCGTTCCTCGGTGATTCCACCCAAATCATCCCAGTCGGTCAACCTGTAACCGTGTTCACCAATGCAGATATCTGGGTGAAACAGCTCGGCTCAGCTTCTGCAACTCTGGGTATGACTGCATATGCTCGATATGCTGACGGTGGTGTTGTGTTCGGTACTTCCGCCCCAACAGCTGCATCAGTGACCGGTTCAATTGCTGTTATTTCCGCAACTGGCTCCATCGCCGTCAATACTGCAACTGGCTCTATCGCTGGTACCACCCTGACAGTAACTGCTATTGGCACCGGCACGGTGTTGGGTAAAGGCCTGTCAATCTCAGGCACTGGCGTTGATTCGGCAACCACTATCGTTTCCCAGTTAACAGGTACTGCTGGTGGTGTAGGGACTTATCAGGTTTCTGTGTCTCAGACAGTGGCAAGCACTGCATTGACATTCAATGGTGGCGGTTTAACCGTTACCGCAGTTGCAACCGGTTCTCTGGCTGTCGGTATGACCGTTTCCAGCTCAGGCACCGCTTGCGTGATTCTGGCGCTCGGTACTGGCACTGGCAGCACTGGCACATACGTTGTATCTGTATCGCAGACTGTTGCATCAGGCACGATCACCGTTCCGTCACTGGGCGTACTGACTGTGACCGCTGTAGCATCTGGCTCACTGGCCGTTGGTCAGGTTCTGACTGATGCGGGTACTCTGACTGCTGGCACATACATCACTGCATTCGGTACTGGTACCGGCGGCACTGGCACTTATTATGTGTCCGTTTCACAGACAGTGGCATCAGAAACAATCACTGTACTGGCAGGCGTAGCAACTAAATGGATCAGCGGTTCCCCTGAATCCGTGGCATCTGGCGAATTGGTCAAAATGACCGCTAACAAATTGGGATAATAGACGATGAAAGATCCTAAACTGACAATTCTCGAACGCGACTGGGGGATCAGTCTGGATGGTGCGCAGCAATTGCTGCGTCCCGAATATGCGCGAAATTACAACGTGGCAATGGATGCGCAGCCAGCTCTGGTTACTACTGCATCAAACGGCATTCCTGCATTTCTGGCAACGTTTGTTGATCCGCAACTTCTGGTTGTTGCAACAGCAAAAAATGCAGCAACAGAAATCCTGGGTGAAGTGCGCAAAGGCTCATTCGCTGATATCGTGGCAATGTTCCCGGTTGTTGAACAGGCTGGTGATGTTTCCAGTTATGGTGATTACAACAACAACGGTCAGGTTCAGGTAAACGTGAACTATCCGCAGCGCCAGTCTTATCTGTATCAGACCATCGTGCAATACGGCGATCTGGAGCTGGAACGTGCTGGTCTGGCAAAAATCGGTTGGGCAGCTCAGAAAAAAGAAGCAGCAGTAAATATTCTGAATAAATACCAGAATAAAACTTACTTCTATGGTGTTTCAGGACTGCAAAACTACGGTCTGCTGAATGATCCAAATCTGTTTGCACCAATTGCCCCAGCGGTGAAAACTTACGGCAATGTAAACTGGATCACCAATGGCGCAATCACCGCCTCAGCAAATGAAGTCTATGCTGATTGCACAACTCTGTTCGCTCAAGTGGTTTCACAATCATCAGGTTTGGTTGATAAAAAATCACGCATGAAATTGTGTATGTCTCCACTGTCAGCAACTGCTCTGACTGCAACCAACCAGTTCAACGTCAATGTTGAAGATTTGTTGAAGAAGAACTTCCCGAATCTGGAAGTGGTTACCGCAGTTCAATACGGCGCGGTATCAAGCCAGAATCCGGAAGGTTCAGCAGCTGGTGAAGTGGTTCAGCTGATCGTGGCAGAAGTTGAAGGTCAGGAAGTTGGCTACTGCGCATTTAACGAAAAACTTCGGGGTGGTGCGGTTATCCGCGACCTGTCCAGCTACAAGCAAAAAATGGCGCAGGGTTCTTATGGCGCGGTTATCCGTCAGCCGTTCTTGATCTCGCAGATGATTGGCGTGTAAAGCAAATTGAATACAAAAGGGGCATTCCAGCCCCTTTTTTTATGGTATTCTAAAAACTGATTAAAAAAATGGAGTCAATGCAATGGCATCAACATCAAAAGAAACAGTCACGGTTTGCTGTAAATTACCTCACGGATTGGTTTTGCGCGTGTTTCGGATGGAAGATACAGCCGAGCCCATTTCTGGTGGCGGGTTTCGTACTGTAAAAGTTGCGCGAGAATATGCCCGACATAAAGTAAATGGTAACGCACATCCGCAGGATAAAGCTCCATTACATATGATCAATGGTGGTTATGCTTTCACCACTGGCGTGCCAAAAGATTTGTGGGATGTTTGGCTGGAACAGAATAAAGATTCCATGGTTGTGGCAAACAATCTGATTTTTGCTCATGTTCAGGAAGCCAGTGCGCGTGATGAAACCAATGAAAAAACGAAAATCACGTCTGGTTTTGAGCGCCTTGATCCTACGAAAATGCCAAGAAATTTGGAACAATTCCAACAATAGGGCGGAAATATGGCGACGGTTACTTTTGATTATTCAACATGGGTGATACGGTTCCCAGAATTATCTGGCGTGTCCTCTGCACTGGCTCAACTGTATTTCAATGAAGCTGGTTTATATTGCGATAACACGGACGCATCAGAAGTAACCGATGTGACAATTCGGGCTATGCTTTTGAACCTTGTCACTGCCCACATCGCAAAACTAAACGCCACGATCAACGGGATCGCGCCGTCCGATATTGTCGGTCACATCTCGAATGCATCTGAGGGTTCTGTTTCTGTCGGGACAGATTTGAATCTGTTGCCAGGCTCCGCCCAATGGTTCGCCCAGACCAGATACGGTTTCCAATACTGGCAGGCAACGTCTGTTTTCCGCCGGTTTCGCTACACTCAGGGAAACCCCCGTGTTGTTGACCCATTCGAGATCAATTATGGCAGACGGTATTAGCCTTGAAGGCGGTGAAAAGCTGGAAGCATATCTGAAAGAGCTGTCAAAAAAAATCAGCTCTGGTGCCGTGCTGCAAGTCGGGTTTCCCGAAGGTGCTACCTACCCAGATGGGACGCCAGTGGCTTACGTTGCGGCGATCCAAGAGTTCGGGGCTCCCGCAAAAAGAATTCCAGCCAGACCGTTCTTCCGCCCCATGATCAAGAAAAATTCAGATGACTGGGGGCCGCAACTTGCCAAAGCACTAAAGGCATTCAATTACAACGCTGAAATGGCGCTGGAATTTATGGGCCAGCAAATCGAGGGTGAATTGCAGGACTCGATCATCGGTGTCATGGCCCCTGCGCTATCACCTGTCACACTGATGCTGCGTAAAATGCGAGCCGAGGATCCAAACCTGACGGTGACAGGGAAGACGGTGGGAATAGCCGCGCAGCGGGTGCGGGATGGTGAATCAACTGGCGGTGTATCGACAAAGCCACTGGAAGACACAAAAACCATGCTGCTGGCAGTCAATCATGTGGTGAAAAAACTATGAACCTACACAACATTGTGACCAATGTCATCAGCGCAGTAAACCCAATGATGACGGCAACTATTCGGCATTCAGATGGATATACAACCGCATCAGACGGCACGAGAACGCCAGCATACATCACTGACACAGGCGTAAAAGTACAACGGCAGGCGCTATCCGAGGACGATCTAAAGCAGATCGAAGGTCTAAATATTCAGGGTGAATTGTGTTCCATGTATGTGAATGGTGCAATCCGAGCAGTATCGCGTACAGATGGCACAGGTGGCGACTTGATCACCCTGTCTGATTCAACCATCTGGCTGGCCACAAGGATCTTGGAAAACTGGGATCCAACCAGTGGGTGGACAAAGGTTCTGGGGGTTCGACAACTATCATGAGCAAACCGGTCATTAGTCTATCCGAAGATCAAATCTTCATTGATTTGCGCTCATTTCTGCTTTCAGTGTTGCCAGATGGTATACCAGTTATCAAAGGGCAGGATAACCGTGTTGCCCCGCCGACAGATACCGATTTCGTAGTCATGACGCCATTATTCCGGAAGCGATTATCTACCAACAAAACATCATATTTTGACGGTACATTCACGAATGTGGATTCACAGCGCTATGATTACGTGCCGTATCAATTCACAGTTCAGGTCGACGTGATCGGCAATAGCAGCTATGACAATTCAGCAGCAATCACTACTTATTTTCGCTCTGATTATGCGACAGCGTATTTTAAAAATCTTGGGCACGATATCCAGCCAATGTATTGCATAGATCCACATCAATCACCGTTCAATTCCGGTGAACAGCAATCGCAATTCCACTGGATGATCGAGGTTAATTTGCAGGCAAACACCACATTATCGCTTGCTGGACAGGAGTTTGCAGACTCCATATCCGTCGACATGATAGCTGCGCCATAAAATGGTATGATTGTTTTGTTTGTTCAAACTCAGAAGGGCTAAGAAATGGCTATTTCAGCATCCAAAATTGTTTCCATGGTTCCCAGCGTTGTTTCCGCTGGCAGCTCAAATTTGGTGCTCAATGGTGTTTTGGTCGATCAATCCGATTTGTTACCAGTTGGGGCGGTGAAATCATTTTCATCAGCATCCGCAGTTGGTGATTATTTCGGGACTTCATCTACTCAATACACATTGGCATCGATCTACTTCAATGGCTTCACGAATTGCTCCATGTACCCGTCATCACTGATTTTTGCCCCATACGCCGCCGCAGCTCGATCTGCATGGTTGCTGGGTGGCTCATTGTCTGGAATGACATTGACGCAATTGCAAGCGATCAGCGGCACATTGACCGTGACTATTGACGGAGTAGCTAAAACAGCATCAGCGCTGAATCTGGCAACCGCAACGTCATTCAGTAATGCAGCATCACTCATGATCACGGCATTGAGTCTGTCTGCTGGGCAGGTGGTATGGAATAGCACTTTGTCGTGCTTCCAGATCCTGTCACTTACCACTGGCACCGCCTCAACAATCACCGTGGCTTCCGGCACCACGGCGGCATCATTGATGCTGACAGCTGCAACCGGTGCGGTGCTGTCACAGGGCTCCGCTGTTGATACCCCAACGACAGCCATGAATAATGTCACAGCAAACACAAAGAACTGGGCAACGTTCACTACAACTTTTGAACCCGATACAGCAACAAAACTGCTGTTTTCTGTCTGGGCCAACAATCAATCCAAACAGTATGCCTATGTCGGATGGGATAGTGACGTTCTGGCTGCAACAACAAATCCAGCAACGACTACGTTCGGTTATCAGGTCATGGATCTGGAATACGAGGGCACAATGCCAATCAGTGGGTATTCCGCAACTGCAATTGCAAACGGAACTACGCTGGCAACCGCAGCAATGCAGGCCGCCGTGTTCTGTCTGGCTGTTGCCGCCTCAATCGATTTCAGTCGTGAAAATGGCCGAATCACTGGTGCATTTAAAACACAATCGGGTATTGTACCGACTTGCGATACCGATACGACATCAGTGAATCTGCTGGCAAACGGTTACAGCTACATTGGGAAATATGCGACTCGAAACGATGATTTCACTTTTCTGTACAACGGACAGATGAGCGGAACATGGCTGTGGTTTGACACATTCATCAACCAGGTTTATTACAATTCCGCATTCCAGACCGCATTGATGGATTTGCTAACCAACATGAAATCAATCCCATACAATGACTCTGGTTACGAAATGATTCGCGCGGCGATGAAAGATGTGATTGAAGATATGCTCGATTTCGGCGCAATACGGACTGGCGTTACATTGTCTGATGCACAAGTGGTAGAAATCACTACCGCAGCAGGATCTGATATTTCATCAACTATTGAATCACAGGGTTGGTATTTGCAGATCCTCGATCCTGGCGCAACTATTCGTGCACAGCGTGGCACGCCAGTGATCAACTTCTGGTATACCGATGGCGGCTCAGTGCAATCCATCACCGTTGATTCCATCTGTGTGATGTAAGGAGATAAAATATGTCACGTACACTCACAGCCGCGAACTCAGTTATCACGCTATCACTGCCTGATTTGTTCAGCATCCCGCAGCAACTGTCTGGGTTCAGCGCGGATGATGTAATCAGTACCGATCAAGTGACTATGGCGGAAACAGCCGCTGGCATTGACGGTAAATTGTCCGGTGGTTACGTTTATAACCCGGTCGTACAGACGTTTGTTTTACAGGCTGACTCAACATCAATTGACACTATGGAAACGATTGTATCCGCAATGAGAACAGCGCAGGAAACATACATTTTCAATGGCTCAATTCTGTTGCCAGCCACTGGGAAAAGTTACTCACTGACCCGTGGTTTTTTGACATCAACCAGCATCGTTCCTGGCGTCAAGAAGATCCTACAACCGCAATCATTTACCATCACATGGCAGTCAGTAGCTCCGGCACGGACGTAGAATTAAAGCCCCGAAAGGGGCTTATTCACAGAATTCAACGCAAGTGATATCAAAGCCTTTCATTTCTTCTTCAATAATTTTTTCAACAATAATCCAGTCACCGCCAGCAATGCCGCAACCTATTTTAGGAATACCTATTCTGCAACGATCAAATCCAGATTTAGATATCAAATTGAATGATTTTTTTATCGATTCATACAGGACCTCTGGATATTCTCGTCCTGCATTAAATTGCGTATAAGCATTGATAATTATCCTTTTGCTCACATGAACAGCAATACTGAAATCACCAAGCTTTTTTGCTGAACCATATTTCGTATTTAGATCGGCCCGAACAGCTACTGGATAACGTAGAGCAATTTGGCCAGCAATCCCAGCACCCATTGTGTGAAAGCAATTGCACCCATGGACAATGGCATCAAATTCACCTTGATCGAATAAATCAAGAAGATTTCCCTTTATCGTTTTCATCTCTATTCCGTTCCTTTAACATGGAATCTGCCACTGCATAAGCGCCGATTGCGATTATTTTTGCTGGATCTTCATCATTTTGTATTCGACCAGAAATAATAAGAGCTTCCATGGCTTTGACAGCGAACTGATCGCGCAATGTCATCATTCTTCCACCTCGTATCCTGCTTGTTTGATGGCTTCTGCGCACTGCTGACGCGCATAATTAGCTGGTCCAAATACAACGATATCAGCGTACTCAGGGAGCTTTATTTTTGGCATTGCTTTGCGCGATGCCTGCCATGCCAACCAAGCCGCCTCTGTTTCTTGATAAACGTACCCATTTTCATTACGGTGGCGAGTTAAATCAAAATCTAGAGATTTAGCCCATTCTTCAAATTGTTCTCGCATCAAATAACTCCTTCACTGATAAAAATTTCAGTAACACGCGCAACACCAGCAGTAGTGAATAATGCTTGAGGATAGCCCATTTCGCTTTGAACCATCTTACCAAATCCGCCATCAATCCATCCCTGGCAGAATGCACGACCGCGCTTTACTGATTTGTTGTAAACGCCACCGATTGCGTCCAGATGTTTGTTCATTGCCACTGCTGACATTTTCATTGTCTGACCAACCTGAGTTGCGTTTTGCAGTGAATCACGATCAGTGAATCGATCAACAAATTCAACCTTAGGTGCAGCAATGCGTAATTGCTCTGCTTGCTTTTCGACTTCCAGCGCGAGCCGTCCAGCTTCAAGAAGTGCGGCGGCGTATGTTTGCGGGATTTGCGGAGCTTGTTTGGCTTCCAACTCCTGCCAGCGATCAACTATTTTTGCTGTAAATGCTGGTGACAATTGAGCAACAATCACATAGCTATCGCGCTTACCAATAAAATATTCATGATACACCTGTTTATTCTGGTCGTGGGTGTACGGCGTTGCCGCATACCCAGATATAGCACCAGAAGACATCAATCTTTCAATGCTTACACAAACATCGCGATGTCTAATATTTAATAGCTCGGCAATTTCCCTGCTACTCATTGTCATTTTATTATTTTCGATCAATTGATTCATTATTTTTACCTTTTAATGAAATTGATTTCCGATGATTAGCAACTCTGCATCTTACTGAACAGAATCGCCCCCTATTTGTTGCCGTGCTCGCAAATATGCTCTGGCCTATTCCCCATCTTCGTAATACCCAGCCATATAACCAGCAACAACAGATAGGGCGGAACACGCGCCAATGATAAAGCCTCGGCGTGCATCATCATTCACGCGCAACGCTTCGATTTGTGTCTGTTGCGTTTTCAAACATTCGACGGCCAGCATATCAATTTTCTTTTCGGTTAGATCAACCAAGTGCTGAAGATCTTCATCTGTAAAAGATTCTGATTTTCCGGATACTTTTAGCAAGTTATCGATTAAAGCCTCTGCTGGGTTTTGCATTGAAATATTCCTCTTTGTTTGTTTGCAGATAGTTTGTATCATGGATATTGGTAATGAAACCTACTTTACAGGACTTTACAAAATGCCAATCACGGATACTTGCACATTTGTGTCATCTTTCGGTGCTGATGAAAACAAGATGTTTTTAATTTCAAAAATGCCAGCATTTAAGCAAGAAAAGTTCGCCTATCGAGCTCTGATGGCTTTGGCCCGCAGCGGAGTAGAAATCCCAGAAGGGATGACGTCAAACACAGAAAAACTGGCAGCCATTGGCCTCACCGCCCTATTGAAAGCTGACTTCAATGATATTGAGCCACTATTGGACGAAATGCTGCAATACGTAAAAATCATACCAAATCAGGCCAACCCAAAGATCCAGCGCGATTTGCGCGAAGAAGATATCGAAGATGTGCGCACCATTATGGCTCTGCGCAAGGAAATTTTCGCGCATAATGTCGATTTTTTAATGGCCGCCAGTTCCCGCAAATAGATGAATTCCTGTCCCCCGGTGAGCTGTACAGGGGAGCCGGAGCACCGAGAGAGCTGGCAGAATTCATCAACGTCCCAAATCTAATCGGGATGATGGTTTCGGAAGGTTTTGCAACACTGCGAGAGATGCACGATTTTTATTCAATGGAAGATGTTTATGATATGTTCGAGATCAGCACAGTGAACATGATCAACAAGCGGATACGCCAGATCGAGGCAAGCAAAAAAGATACTCAGCAGTTTTAAAAGGGGGCGCAACCCCCCTTTTGTTTCATCACTTCCCAGTCGAACCAAATCCACCTGATCGCTCACTGTCTTTTTGTTTCAAAGGCCCATAGATAATTTCCGAAATCGGTTCGCATTTCTGCACCATCATCTGCGCAACACGCTGATAATTCGATACAACCAACGGGACAGCAGATGCATTAAACAGGGTGATCATAACTTCATCCATGTAATCCGCATCAATGACACCTATACAGTTGATCAGTGTCAATTTTTCTTTCACAGACAGGCCGCTGCGCGGATAAATCGCAATGAAATACCCAGCGTCAACCGACATTTTCAACCCAGTAGGAACCAGTGCGTTATGCTGGGGCGGGATAACAATGGTCTTTTCACCCAGATCAACATTCACCGCTGTCACATATGGCTCGTTTCGCTCATCAAAAATCTTCACAACAGACACATGATCAAAACAGGTCGCCAGATCCAACCCAGCTGAATATTTTGTTTTCCGCTCCGGAAGCATCGCGGTATCAACAACGCGATCAATATATAAATCAGACATTCTTAAAAACCTCACTTACTGGGACATATTTTGTTTCAGATGGGCCGCGCAGCCACGGGGACATGATGATGCAACACGTCCCCTTGCTTACCTGATTCATCCGTTTTTTTGATTTGTAATCGATAAAATTGATCCGTCCCGAATGCCAGCGACCTCTCTCGTCGGTGTACCCTGTGAAACGAATAATGCTGATACCCGTCAAATCCAGCGGGAACCACCCGTTGGTGCTTTCATCAGGAACAACGTAAACGATTCCTAGGCCTTTCTTTGCCTGATCAATACCAGCGCATAGGAATGGCTTTGGATTGCTGTATGGTGGATTACAGTAAGCCCAGTGGCCATATTTACCGACTGCGCATTCCGTCAACCAATCTTCATCCGGGTTTAGACAGCTGTTATTCACCGTGTAATATACATCGCACAGCGCTGAATCATCAGCTGCACACAGGTCAATCCCAAAATCGTATTGCACATTAAGCCAGCTGAACAGCTCTGGTGGTGTCATCGTGAAGTCTCGAAACTCTGGGTCCGTTTTTGATCCGGTCATTCCTCTTGGCATTTTTTGCAGTACTCCATCAGTGCTCCGGTCATCACGTCATTACGTGACACTGTTTTGCCTGTCTTGCTTGTTTGAATTTCCGCGATCAAATCAAGAGACTCGATCAGTTTCTCTGGAAGCCTTAGACTCGCTTGAGTTCTTTTGGGTTTTTTCACTCCGTTTTCTCCCTGTAAAAGTGATACCAAGATGATATCACACAGATATCACTTTTCAATAAAATCTCTGAAATTTGTAAAAAAAAATACAAAAATACAAGAAAAAAACAAGAAAAAAACAAGAGTTTTCGCGATATAAATCAAGCACTTAGCGGAATCCTTGTATTATTTGTATGAATTTATATGATGTTATATATTTTTTATTATTTTACTGTTTATATATACAGCAATGGGTATGTATAAAAATAAATATATATATGACATACCCCAAAAACGTACAAATTTTACAAGGATTGCTGTAACTCAATGAAATACATAAGGAAAGTTCTTGTTTTTTTCTTGTATTTCTCTTGTTTTTTTGTACAAAAAAATACAAGGATTAAAATCTGATACAATGAACAAAACCATTTTTAGGGCGGAAACATGGCAACCATCATCGATGAATTGATCGTCAAACTCGGTCTTGATGCATCAAAATTTGAGAGCGAAAAGAAGAAAGCCGTTCAGGGGATCGGCGATATGAAAACCGGCACGGACAACGCCGGAAAATCATTTGAATCGACCGCCAAGTCCGCCCTATCGTTTTTTGCTGTTGTCGGTTCGGCCACTGCATTCAAAAACTTCGTGATGGATGTAGCTGAGGGAACGATCCAGCTCGATAACATGTCGAAGAATCTTGGTGTCACAGCCACGAGCATGCTATCCATGCAGAACGCATCAAAAGCTCTGGGTGGCAGCGCGCAGGGGTTGCAAGGCGTGCTTGATATGCTGTCACGGTCATCTTCTGAGCTGACAGTGAAGGGTGATACCGGGATCCTGCCATACATGAACGCGCTCGGGGTCTCCCTGCTTGATGCCAATGGCAAGGCGCGCCCGGTAATGACCACGTTCATGGAATTGGTCGATCGGTTGAACAAGGTCGGCGGGGACCGGACACAGGCGGCAAACTTTGCAAAAATGATGGGGATCGACTCTGGCACAATCAACATGATGATGCAGGGCCGCCAGCAGATCGAATCAGAAATATCCCGCATGACGCAGTACAGCCAGGTGACCGATAAGCAGACCAAGGAATCCTACGCCCTAAGACAGGCGTATACCGAAATGATTGCCAGCTTCTCGGCTGGTGGCCGCGAAATTGAGGCAGTAACCGCTCCAGCGCTGATCAAGGTTTATAACTGGCTGACAGACATGAATCAGTGGCTTGCATCAAACGGAGATCGGATCAAGCAATTCCTGCCTGACTTTGGGATGCTTGCCGAAGCGTTATTCGTTCCAGCGGTGGCCGCAGCAACCCTCGCTATGACACAGCTGACGGCAGCGTTTCTTGCATCACCCACGGGAAAGGTTGTTGCACTGTCAGAAGCTATTTACCTGCTTTATGACGACTACACTACATGGAAAAATGGCGGAAAATCATTTATAGATTGGAAGAACTGGACAACCGAAATAGATCTGGTCAATAAATCAATCAACGATCTGCGATCAAACATCAGGGATGTCATGCAGACGGCTCAGGATATGTGGAATATGTCCATCCCTGATTATCTCGCGAAAAGAACCAAGGATCAGCAGGACAAGTTTGCGGCCTTTGCTGGTGAATATAACTCAGGGAAAATGTTCGATACAAATAACATTTTCACCAAATTCGGCGGATGGCTGGCCCGTTCTCTCGGGGACGTGGTAGGGAAAGGCGAGTCCGGCGGCGATTACAATGCATACAACACTGGCACGAAAGGCGTGTCAGGCGGCCAGATTGGTTACTCTGGCAAAACGAACATGAGCCAGGTATCTATCAATGATGTTCTTGGAAACGAATCAAAACAAGGCACTGACAAGAGCCGGTTATTTGCTGTCGGTAAATACCAGTTCACTGCGCCCTTCCTGCGTGATGCCATGAAGAAAATGAGTCTTTCAGGTGCGGAAGCGCTTACGCCCCAGATGCAGGATGAGATTTTTTACAATATGCTTCCACAGTCAACACTTGATTACATCAATGGCACATCAAACGACAAGCAAAAGGCGATCATGGATATGTCAAAAATGTATCGTTCGATTGCTGATCCCCGTACCGGTTCAACATATGGTGATTCAGCCGCTGGTGCGAATCGCGCCAGTATTTCAGCGATGGACATTGGTACAATGCTGGACCGGTCGCGCAATGAAAAAAATCCGACCTCATTTTCAGATCGAATGTTCGGTCAGACCTACCGCGCCATGTCAGATCTGAGAGAACAGCAGGCCGGTGGACCATCGATTGGTGCTGGCGCGGTGACGACAACAAGCATTGGCACTGTAACCATCAATACCAATCATGTGGATGCCGGTGGTATACTGACGCTCGGTAACACTGTGACGCAGCAGAATGTTGCACAAGCAAATTCAGGGGTGAATTGATATGGCATTCCCAAAAAATTACGCGAGCGCAGCTCTGTCGATTCTGGAGGGTGTGGCAATACAGTATCTGTACCCGATCCCGATCTGGGGGGTATTTGATTCATCTGGTAACAAGATCTGCGAATACGACACAGTAACCGCAATGACATTTAAGGGCTCCGCAAAAGTCACGAATGCACCCGTTCAGGATGGCAGTTTCGTTTCATACAACAAAGTTGTTGATCCATTCGTCACGACAATCCGATTGACGAAAGGCGGGTCATCGTCCGATGTCGGGACTTTCATCAAGGCACTTGAAGCGGCAAAAGACACCACTGATTTATACTCGGTCTACACACCGCAAAAAAACTACACGGGCGTGAACATTGTGGACGTTTCATATAGCCGGACAGCCGCATCAGGAAAAAGTATGGTTTCCGTTGATCTGGTCTTACAGGAAATTCGCACGGCGTATGCGACATATACAACCACGCAGGCTACCACTGGAACGACAACCACCAAAAGCACGACAAATGCCACGTCACCAACATCAGCGGCGGCAAAATCCACGGGAACTGTAAGCACATCGACATCAAATCAATCAAAACTGTCATCACTAGGCAATTCAGCATCATCCGTAGTCAGTAAGATCAAGGCGGCATTATGAGTACTTCAACGATCCCAGAAACGATCAATATCCAGGCTGTCGCGAATCAGATCCTGTCATCCACACTTGATGGGCAGTCATGCACGATCAATCTGTTTCAAAAATCATCCGGCATGTATCTGACTCTGACTGTTGGGACAACCGTTATCTGCTCGTCAGTACTTTGTCTTGATAAATCATTAATTGTCGATTCTGGTTATCGTGGATTCAAAGGCAATCTGATGATATATGACACTCAGGGTAATGACATGGCGGCATATACCGGATTGAATAGCCGGTTTCTTCTGTGTTATTTCACAGAAGATCAACTGACGGAAATCAAAAATGGCTAGTTCATTCACGAACAAAAAAGACCTTAAATTCGTTTTCACGCTACCAGCTGGCGTGTCATTTGCTGGCACAAACTCCAATACACTGACTCTGATGGGGTTTCGTGCGACAGCGGACGTCATCAATTCAGGATCTTGCGCTGGTCATTACTCCATGGCATCAGGTAGTGTCCGGATTTACGGGATGCGTCTTGCTGACATGAACACACTGACATCATCGGTCTGGTATGCAGGAGGGATAACTCGAAACAACATCCAGATCTTTGCGGTGGATGGCACCAATGAAACGCGCGTGTTCTACGGGGATATTTACACCGCTGTGCCAGATTTCAGTGCTGCCCCAGATGTTTGTTTGAATATCGCAACGCAGGCAAGCTATTACGATTCTGTCGCGTTTGCGGAAAGCTATTCATACGCCGGGTCGATTGCTGCGAAAACCGTTATGCAATACATGGCTAAACAGATGGGTTGGACTACCGAATTTTATTCAGTCGATACAGTATTCAGCAACCCACATTATGCTGGCCCAATCATGCGCCAATTACAGGATGCCGCGCGCGATGCTCAATGCACGATGATGGTTGAGGGTAATACCTTTATTATTTTGGGGCGGGGCGGCACGCGCACAAAGACATCACAGAATATCCCATTGATCAGCAAAGACACTGGTCTGATTGGATACCCGCAAATCACGCTGACGGGTGTCAATATCAAGTGCCTGTTTAATCCTGCGATCTATGCTTGGTCAAAAATAAAACTTCAGGCTACCAGCTTGGAGTCTCTGAACGGGATCTGGTATCCTCACCGTATAGATCACCATTTGTCGTCGAACTATCCAGGCGGCCCGTGGTTCTCGAATATTTCATTAACGAACAAACAGGACGCTGCAATTGTCGGAAAATCTTGAGTTCGGTAGCGACTCTCTTGCTTCATATGCCAGCGAGTACAACGCAAACATTTTTGTCATCCAGCAGATGATCAAGAAAATACGCACTATTGATCTGGTCGAGGTTGTATCCGTCACCAATTCTGGCGGATTGAGCGCTGTCGGCTTTGTAGATGTGCGCGTGTTGGTGCGGATGATGGACGGAAGCGGCAATGGGCATTCCCACAACATCATCCATAACATCCCGTATTTCCGGTTACAGGGCGGATCGAACGCAATCATTCTCGATCCTCAGGTTGGTGATATCGGCATGTGCGGTTTTTGCAGTCGGGATATTTCTGGCGTAAAAAACACGAAAAAAGAAGCGAACCCATCCACTCCTCGATCATACAGTTTTTCCGATGGGCTATATTTTGGCGGGATGCTCAATGGTGTGCCAACGCAATACATCCAGTTTTCATCATCTGGAATCACGATGCATTCACCGACCAAAATCACACTGAGCGCGCCCAATGTGGAGATCAACGGGACATCATCAACGGTTCTGTCATCACCAGCAATTACGATGAATGGCCCAATGTCTCAGGGTTCTGGAAGCTATGGCGGCAATGCCACATTTGGCGGATCAATCACAGCCACTGGTGAAGTCACAGCCACTGGTACGGCATTGCATACCCATACCCATAGCGGCGTAGAAACCGGTTCTGGCAGCACGGGAGCACCGAATTAATGAGCGCAACAGTAGCACTTGACTGGACAACGTGGGATTTGACGGTTGACGATTCCGGAAATATTGCCACGCTATCAAATCCGGAATCTCAGGCGCAGGATGTAGCGTGCCGATGCCGGACATTTTACGGTGAATGCTGGTATGATAATACGCAAGGGATAAAATACTGGGAAAACATCCTCGGTCATTTTCCACCGATCAATGTGCTCAAGCAGTATTACACCGATGAGGCACTTGCCGTGTCTGGCGTGGTTGATGCGAAATGCACGATCAATACGTACTCACTGCGCAAGATCTTGGGGCAATTGACATTTATCAATGAAGACGGCGAAGAAGCGGGGATTTCACTGTGACACTAACAACCACAATTCAGCCAACAACAAACGTCACCGGTCTGACATTCGATGATTCGGGGGTTACAGCACCGACCGAAGACGCGATCCTGACTGGAGTTTTCGCAGATATCCAGTCCGCTTTTGGGACAGTACTGACCGGAACGACTCTGACAGAAGATTTGCAGACACCACAGGGTCAGCTGGCCAGCAGCATGGCCGCGATCGTCGGCGATAAAAACGATTCCATGCTGTATGTCTGCAATCAGGTAAATCCAAAAAAAGCGGAAGGCACATTTCAGGATGCCATAGGGTATATCTACTACATGACTCGCAAGGCGGCCACGGCGACATCAGTGACCTGCACTGTGGTCGGCGTAAATGGGACGGTGATCCCCGTTGGAACCGAAGCGCAAGATACGAATGGATACACTTACACGTCAACAGCAGCTGTAACAATTGGGGCGACAGGGACGGCAACCGTCCAATTTCAGAATGAGGAAACCGGCCCAATTGCATGCGCAGTGGGGACGCTCACCATCATCTCTCAGCAAATCACCGGTTGGGATACCATCACCAATCCCGCAGCCGGAACGCTTGGCACTGATGAGGAAACCCAGCAGGACTTCGAGTATCGCCGCAAAAACTCGGTAGCAATCAACGCAACAGGATATAACGCAGCGGTAAAAGCAGCAGTTATGAGCATCACTGAAGTCACTGATTGTTATGTCTATGACAATAGTGAGCCAAATGCAGTCACGCTCGGTTCAACAAACTACAGCATTCCAAAAAACTGTCTTTATGTTGCCGTTGCCGGTGGTACAGCCAGTGATATTGCTGACGCGATTTATACAAAAAAAGCACCAGGCTGCAACACAACCGGCAACACATCCACGATCATCTATGACACAAGTTACGATTATCCGTATCCGCAATACACGATAAAATATAACATCCCGACAAGCACCGCTGTGTATTTTGCTGTCACGCTGCAAGCAAACTCAAGCTTGCCGTCCGACATCATCACACAAGTCAAAACAGCGATAGTATCAGCGTTTAATGGCTCTGACGGCGGCAACCGTGAGCGCATAGGCAAGCAGATCGATACGTCCCGTTATTACGAAGGGGTCAAGGCGCTGGATGACAATGTGGTGATAACGTCGATGTATGTCGGCACTGCTTCCGCCCCAACAACGACAACGGTCACAATTGGTGTCGATCAAACTCCAACGTTAGATACGTCAAATATTTCGGTGGTACTGTTATGATTGATGTCGAAAAAACAATAATTTCACAATATCAAAACAGCCCGATCTTGGTGAAGATGATCCAAAACTTTAATGCGTGTATCGATCCTACAAAAGACATTGAAGCATTCCTGAAATTGATTTGGAATGTAAACACGGCGAACAGTTACGGTCTCGATGTTTGGGGGCAGATCGTGAATGTATCTAGGATCCTAACAATTGAAACCACGCCGGATTATTTCGGTTTTAAAAACTCAGCGAGCGACTGGCAGCCATTCGGCCAAGCCGTTTTTTTTGCTGGGGACGAAGCAACTACATCATATCGTCTTAGTGATGATGCATTCAGGACTCTGATTATGGTGAAAGCGCTTACGAATATCAGCCGAGCAACCAGCGGTACAATTAATACACTTCTCACAAACCTATTTTCAGGCCGTGGCCGGTGTTATGTCATGGATGATGGTGATATGCGTATGCATTTTGTTTTTGAGTTTGCGCTGGAGAATTACGAGCTGGCGATCATCACGTCATCAGGGGCATTTCCGCGCCCTTCTGGGGTAAAGTGTTATGTGTTACCATCAGTAGATAATTTCGGTTTTCAAACACCGGGTAATGAATACGAACCATTCGGACAAGGCGTATTTTTCACACGAAATCTGATTGAGCAGGTGCAATAAATGCCAACACTATCGAATCACCCAACGCTCCGCGCGATCCCATTTGCTGGGAATGCCGGAGCGAGTTATATCAACACGATCCCAGATGCATCACAGATTGGCACTACAGATGGCGCAGCATCATACAATGACGGATTTCCGCCATTAACTATGATCCAGAAAGCCGCCGGCGGTGTTCCGCCGGATGGCAAGGACTTTAATGGTATCTTCCTTGACTTATCCAAGGGCGTGCGCTGGCACATGCTGGGTGGCGCGTACCAGTACGACTCAACATTTGCTACAGATTCCAGCGGATACCCACTTGGGGCGCGAGTGCTGAACGCGGCAGGCGATGGATACTGGTTGAATCAGGTTGACGGCAACACCGCAGACCCATCTACAGGATCTGGCTGGGTGCCAGATTCGCAGTATGGCTACACAGCTGTCACCATGACCAGTTCCAATGTCACGCTCACACAGACTCAAGCTGCGAAGGAAATTATCATCCTGTCTGGTGTGCTGACGGCGAATCTGAATCTGATTTTTCCGACATGGACAAAGCGCTGGCTTGTAATCAACAACTGCACTGGCGCATTCACGGTGACATGCAAAACATCGACTGGGACTGGTGTGTCAATTTACAGTGGGAGTCAATCAGCTATCATTTACGGTGATGGCACTAACATTTCCACAACAGCTGGAAATTCTCAAACTCAACTTTTTGTGGCCGCTGCTACAGCAGCAAATCAGGCAGTGGCACTTAGCCAGTTATATACGCAAAAGGGGATCCAGAAATTCACATCAAGCGGATCATTTACTGTGCCTGCTGGAGTGACAACCATTTATGCATCTGGTTGCGCTGGTGGATCTGGCGGTGGTGGTACATTTACCACATCAGCCAATAATTCTGGTGGCGGCGGTGGCGGTGGATATGGTCAAAGCATTCAGCGCGCTGCGTATACAGTTACCCCCGGTCAGGTAATTGCGATAACCATTGGGGCTGGCGGGGCTGGCGGGGCTATTGGGACGGCTGGTAGTGCTGGCGGTAGTACCATTATTGGTTCCTTGATCACTTTGGCTGGTGGTGGTGGCGGTCAGCCAGGTGGTGCAGCTGGTGCGACGTCAAACGGCGGGATCGGGGGGTCAGGGTATCCTTACGGCGGATACGGGACAGATTCCAGCTCTGCTGCGGGAACAGGTGGCGGCGGTTGGGGCGCGAGCGGTCCATTTGGTGGCGGCGGTTCTAACGGTAAGGGATACGGTGGCACAGCTATCGCGGGCCGAGATGGCTATGGCTATGGCTCAGGCGGCGGCGGCGGCGGCGGCGTAACTCAGGGCGTTACTGCGGCTGGATCAACTGGTGGTGCTGGTATGCCCGGCGTTGTCATTATTGAATGGTGATCATCATGAGCAAATATGCAATTGTTGAAAATGGTGTCGTTATAAATATTGTGATGTGGGATGGTAAGGCTGAATGGTCACCAGTATCTGGCGATCCAGTTTTAATTTCAGATTCAGTATTTGTAGATCTTGGGTATTTGTATTCTAACGAAACATTCACCGCCCCAGAGGAAACAACCAATGTCTGATTATTTTGTCACGCCAAATGATTTTGATGGTGATGTAACAACAAAACTTGAGTCATGGATTGCGGCTGGATTGACTGGTACTCCAGCATATTTACCTAAAGGCGAGTGGAAAGCAGACTCTCCACTTACCATTGATTTGGCATCAGAACCAACTCTTGGTGTTAAATTTTTTGGTGATACCGTAGCAAGATCTAAAATTGATTTAACAGATATCACAACAGAAGTGCCATTCAAAGTGACATGTTCAAGTTTGTGGTCTCCTGATGGGAAAGGTGATAACTTTTTCTTAAAAATGGAAGATATTGGATTTTTGACAAATTATGCAGGCCCGGCCGTTGTATTTGGGAATGATGATTTTTCAGATCCAGTTAACGCACCAGAAATCAACATACAAGTTCAGAATTTCTCAACATCAGCACTCGCTGAGGCCGTTCGATTAAATTATGTAGTTGGCGGGAAGCTTAGACTGATTGCTAATATAGCTGGATCCGGAACGGCATTGGTATGTAGACAATCTGGATTCAATGTTTTTGAAGGTTCCTTTAGTGCTATTGGTGGTATTGGTATTGGGATGAAAGATGGATATAACACAGGGAATGTGTTTAATGCGCCAGATATAGAAAATGTATTTTGCTGCCTAAGAATTTTCAATTCCGAGTCAGTTGGGAATACATTTATCGGTGGTACATGGAGTTATTCAAACTCAGGTGTTTTTGCTACAGATGGCTTAGCCAATCTATTATTAAATCCACAAGCAAACCCCACGAACACATCAGCATCGTTTCGCGCATATATGACAGGGATTTCGATAATTGGCGGTAATTCTTAAAATATGAGAAAATCGGCTAATGGATCAAACCAATGCCGATTTTAAACATGGACACAGATAACAGCAAAAATGATATCTTACTTGGCCAGCTAATCGCTGGTCTCAGTGCCAATACTGAGGCTGTAAAGTCTCTCGCCGAGAACGTCAAGGAATTGACGCAAGCACACTCGGAACATGCCGCACAGCTGTCTGATCTTTTTCATAAAACAGAAGGTCAATCGGACGACATCAAGGAAATCCGCCGCCAGCTTGAAAATAACGAGTATGCATCGCGCCTGCTGATGTCCATGGGGTTAGACCCAAGCGATCCAATGCGAACGCGCGGATACATGGATTTTCTGCACGAATTAAAGCAAGAGCATATCGAAAAAAAGCAGTTATCATCGACCATTAAAAAGGCCATTGCAGTCATGCTCGCAGTGACGATATTGGCTTTTATAATGCACTCGATTGTGAATGGATTTAGCAAGGAAGTAGTGCATCAATCAATTTCAGAGGCAACAGGAGAGGCAGCGAAATGAAGAAGCTGGCAGAGTTGTTGACGGGTGATGACAATATCACGCTGGAGCCCGCGTATTTCTGGGCTTGCATAATCATTGTCATTGGTTTGGGTCTGGAAATCTATTCGGTGATCATGCAGCACCCATTTGATTTTCAGGGGTATGGCATGGCATCCGGAGGGCTGCTTGGTGGCCTCGGCATTGGTGCTAAATTAGGTAAATAACATGCGAATAACTACGGATTTAATCAAAGCAGTATTTCCAGGCAATGCAAACGCACTGAAATTCGTTGATGCGATCAACGATGTTTGCGATAAGTACTCAATCAATACTGCGTCAAGACAGGCGGCGTTTATTGCTCAAATCGCGCATGAATCCGGAAATTTCCGGTATGTGCGCGAGATCTGGGGGCCGACAGCGGCGCAATCTGGTTACGAAGGCCGATCTGATTTGGGCAATACGCACACCGGCGATGGAAAGAGATTTATGGGGCGGGGATTGATTCAAATCACGGGCCGCGCGAATTACACAGCGCTTGCGAAAGACTTGCAGATCGATTGCGTGAATCATCCCGAACTTCTTGAGCAACCGGAGTACGCTGCGCTATCGGCTGGCTGGTTCTGGGATAAACGTAAACTGAATTCGCTGGCGGATGCCGGAGCATTTGAGTTGATCACGAAACGCATTAATGGCGGCCTGAATGGTTATACCGACCGCGCTGCAATCTGGCAGCGTTTAAAGCTGCAACTGGGGTGCTAACATGGATTTCATTACTGAATACTGGAAACAGGCGCTGATAGCGTTACTGGTCTGTGTTGGTGTATATCTGGGCCACGAATACACGGCAGCAAAAGCAGAAGCGGCGGCAAATGCACTGGCGGCAGCTCAAGCCAAAGCCACGCTGGAGACAACGCAGAAGGCTCGGGCAAAAGAACAGACAACCGCAGTCGATCAGTCCACTATCGAACAAAAATATCAGGAAGGGTTAAACGATGGAAAAACAGAAACTCAGGACGCTATCAATCGTCTCAATGCTCGCAATGCTCAGCTTGCTGACAGCTTGCAGCAGTCAAAAGCCGCAGCAGCCCGCGCAAGTGGCGCAAACCTGCCCAGTACTTCCTCCTGCCCCAGCCAGTGTAATGGTGAAGCGCGAACCGACTTTTCTGAAACGCATGGAGCAGATGCTCTCAGACTCGCCGGAGAAGCAGACGACCTCGCAAGACAACTCGCAGCCTGCCAGCAAGTAATCACAAACGACAGGAAGTAAAGACTTGTAAAGCCGTTGGATATCTCAGCGGCTTTTTTGTATCTTCAATTCATCAAATGAACTGGAGTTATATCAATGGACAAGCCAACTCAAGCTCTGAATATCATTTCAATGGCACAAGACCGCTGGACAATCTCCAGAATGCCCCGCAAAAGTAATTTTGAACACACTTATCGCAAAATCAAAGAAAGCACCACCAGCGCCCTCAACAAATTAAACTGGATACATGTCGTATGATTGCAAACACAAAAAAGATGATCGTCAAATATTCCGACGAAATCATGATGGGGACATCAAGTCTTGATCCTGACATGATTGAAACGGAGATACTGAACGATAAATTCGTGAAACGGATGCTCAAAGAACTGCGTTATCAGTACATCAAAGGCGGCAAGTTCGTACCAACGCAATATTGCGATGAACTGTGCCGAAGAATGCAAAAAGTCTGTGACCGATTGGCTAAAGAGGAATTTAACAAATGTTCAAAAAAATAATTACAATGAGTTACAAAAATGAATATCCGACTCTGGATGATTTGCCTGAAATCATTGCTCATAACAAAAAGCGAGAAATGGATGACTACAGCTTTAGTTCTGTTGGGTTTAGCGGCCATATTTACACTGATCCAGTTTCTGATTTAGCGTTCTTCCAAATCCTGGTTGATCTCAAAAACCTGAAAAAATCCATCATTGATTCCGCCCTTGCCGATCCAAAAAACGAAGACCGAGATCCTGATGATGTGACCGCTGAACTGCTGAAACGCGCGTTCCCAACGCGACACTGTGTATCAGTTATTCTGGATCAGAAAAACTATCTTATCCATCTCGATCCATCAAGCAACAAGGTTTTTGAATGCGTCACTGATTTCCTGCGTGATAAATTCGGCACGCTTGCCATTGATTCAGAAAAAGAGCTGGATGATTTTGAACGCGTGATGACTTGGTTTGAAAATGTAGTTAAATCGAATGACAGTCGATTGACCGGTTCGATTAAATTTGAATCGGATGAGGGTGGCAAAACACAAACCAAAAATGAAGACCTGACCGATTTTTATGACCCACTGAATGTTCGGAAAGTTGTGAAAATCGAGATGAACTTTTCTGAGCTGGCAACTGTGACCATTGACCCATATCAATACCTGTCTGGTGCCAAATACCATATCGCTCCAGAAGAACCGGAAGATCCAGAAAACGCCGAGGCTGCATTGAATGCTGAAATGCTGTGCTGTCTTTATGTCATCCGAAAAATTCGGGGGATTATTCAGAATGAAATTTAATGCTGATCAACTGGTAATGCTGTTGATATTCGGCGGAGCGCTTTTTATGGGCGTTCCCCCAATGTCATTAGGATTTTTGATGGTGATGTTTTGTGCTGGGAGACGCGCTCATGTTTAAATCAATGGTTATTGCCGCCCTATTGTTTAGTGGAGCAGCTTCGGCTAATTTTGTACAGCTCATTCGCCCACAGATGTTCTGCAACAATGAACAGGATATGATGCAGGTAGATGCCTCAATAATCAGTGGGAACGCTGCTGTCGCTGGGGATATCCTGCAACAAAAAATTGATGCTGGGACGTGCGGGTTATTATCCAGAGGGATCATTTACAACCGATTAAATCGCACTTTTATCACGCGCGGGCAATATTTTGTTGAAGCCGTCATGAATGGTGCCTATATTTTTACCATAGAACATGATGAATCTGTAAAGGAGCTGGATCAATGAATAAAGTGAAAATCCGCTGGTTCGATCCAAGAAAATATGAATCAGCAGAAAAAGCGTTGAAAGAAAATGGGTATTGTTTTGATATTGTGCCACAATTTCAGGAAAGAGATTTTAAACGCCAGATGGAATTAGTCGCTGATTCCATCGGCAAGAAAATTGAATTCTTTTGATCGCTGGAGAACAAACATGGATGAAATATGGATCGACAGTTTATATGATGAGCCAAAAAAGAACCCGTTCCGCGCACATCGGGAATATCGCAGGCAGGTTTCATTTATTCATGAGAAACCGCTGAAAAATCCAGACATGAGTCTGATTGATAAATGCAAAAAGAAAATAGGGCGGGTGATGGCTCTCGAACGGAAGTCGGACAGCATCCGGAACCTGCGCAACTGTGCGAAACTGTACCGACTAATCTCGATCAAGTTCAAAGCATCCGAAAAGCAAAGCCAGTTTTGCGAGGATCGTGCACTTCTATGTGAAAAACGCATACAAATGCGCGTGATCGACTTGAATGCTGAATACGACTAAAATGTATCCATCTTTGGTCAAAGCGAGTAAACGAAAATGGCACTAATTCCCCCAATCGTATTATCAGGGCTCAAGCAGTCTGATGGCGCACAAATCGTTGCGGTACCGACACGGAACACCTCATGGGTGATGATCGATATCGAGAGCGGAAGCACACAAGGATCTATCGCGATCTACGTGCAAACACCGGAGATGAACGGGTACAAAGCATTCCGTGATGCCAACGGTAACGCAGTCACGATCAGCGCATCAAACCCTTACCCAATCTTCATGACATCAATTTCACTGGACAATATAAAGCTGGTGCCAGCTGGTTTGGATGCTGGCACAACTTACAACGCGGTCATTACGATGAAAGGCGGTGACTAATGGGCACAAGTGCAAAAGTTTTTGGCATTGGCAACGCGCCAGCCGCCAAGGTGCCGATCGGTTATCAGCTCAATCGCGTGCCGAATTTTACCGGCGCAGCCCGGCTGGTTGGTGGCGCTGATACATTTCTGGCGTCAGGATCGACTGGCTTGGTGACTTTCAACCATTTCATTGAAGCAGAAGCACCATTCACCCGTGTGCGGCTGTGGTTGTTCTCAAAAGAAACTACAGCGGCCGCTGGCATCACTGCGGTAGTAGCACCGTCGAGCACAGATAACATGGCTGGCACTGACGCAGCAAGCCGGTACTACCCATCGGGAAGTGCAACAAATAACGCGGCATACAGCTCAACTGTCCCGTACGGCTGGCGTCCGGTAACTTGGGCTGGCAATACATCAACCAGCCTGGAGATCGGCAGCACTGCGGCACCATCGATGACGTGCTCTGACTGGATTGAGTGCGAGTCACTGCCCGCCCCAACTGGAATGCAGAGGCCCGTACTGATGATTCGCGCCATGTATCCAGCATCACAGGCTTATACGCTCGGAAGCTATTATACAAGCGACCTATGGCGCCCAGCTGTTGGTAACTCATTCTATCGCCGTTGGGGTTGCGCCCAGACATCGGCGCTGGATGGGGTTGGTACGCTGTCGAACGTCCCAAGTCTTGGTTGGAGCAGCCGGAGTGGGGCATTCATTGCCGTTGAATTCGATTACTGTGTACCAGTTCGTTCTGTACTTGCCATTGGCGACTCAATCACCGCTGGTGGTGGTGGGCAGGCTTACATGTACGATTCATGGGCGTGCCGCGCGGTGCTCGGGAAATCAACGCCACAGGCTCCATTCCAGTATTTTAATGGCGGCATGTCCGGTCAGGGTTCGAGTGCCTTTATTACGCAAGCGACAGCCATGATCACCAATGGCATGGCCCCAACCGATGTCCTGATCCCGGCATTCACCCCTAACGATGGCTCAGCCTCGATCTACAGTGGACAGGTGCGGCATGGGATAATCGTAAATTTAATTAAAAAACTGAGATCTATCGGTACGAATGTTTACATGTGGTTCGGAGTGCCGAATAATGGCTACTCGGGTACCGCCGAAGCTGCGCGAGTGGCGTCTGAAACATGGGCGCGAAGCCTTGCCGCTCAAGGGTTAGTAACGCTGATTGATTTTGGCCCACTTATCAGTGACGGCGGTAACCCGGCAAGATATCGGCCAGAATACTATCAAGATGGGATCCACCCGAATTTAGCCGCCATTAAAGTCATGGCAAAATACGTTCAATCGTTCCTTTAATACATTGGAGTCAGAAAATGACGGATACAGTAGAAGAAACAACCGAAGCAGCGACAGCATCAACCACTGCAGCAACTGAAACAACAGAATCGGCCGATACAGCATCAACCACTGCAGCAACTGAAACCGTGGAAGCGACAGCATCAACCACTGCAGCAACTGAAACCGTGGAAGCGACAGCGGAAACCACGACCGAAACCACCAGCCAGGCTGACGCCACGGTGGATCCCAGTCCCAGCTCTGACGCACCCGAAGCGGCAGCAGTTGCTGATGCGCAAGTTCAACCACCGGTAGCGGCGGCGGCAGCTGATCAAGCAGAAGCAGAGGCAGCGGCAGCATTACCGGAAGCAAAAACAGCCGAATTGATCGCGCCAACCGAAGATCCAACTTTCTTTGAAAAAGTCGAAGAAGTTGTGAAAGAAGTAGTGCAAAAGATCGAAGGTTTTGTTATTCATAACTGATTCACCACAGTGTAATTAAACGGAGCCTACGGGCTCCTTTTTTGTTTTTGGAGGCTAGATATGTCACTACTACAGACAACACAAGGGATCTTCAAATTTGGGGCGGACAAAGGCACTATCCCGCTCATCGTGAATATCACCACCGCTGGTGGACAGGTATTGCTTGAAGCCATTGAGACGACATCTGCGACATCGGTCACTATTGCCACAATCACAGCATCAGGGAAAACCGACATCAACGTTTCTGGCCTGAACATCCGTGCAACACCGACGAATGCGAATTTCTGGTGGGGTGGCGCATGAAAACTTACATCGAAGAACTGGCCGGTGACGGGAACCTGTACCGGATGTATCTGGATATAACCATGGCATCAGCCGCAGTGAAGTGGTTTAAAATGGTCGTTCCGGCGACCAAATATGTCAGGATATTGGATCGTCAGTTGATGGTTGATGTGATTGGAATGGATTACTCGATCTTCACTGGAGCATCAGGATCGGTGGTTGATGTGACAAATCTGTGCAGCACATCACAAGTGAACACAATGCGAGGTGTGGCGCCATTATCCACATTCGCCAGCATTGGCACAGCGCCAACCACCACTGGAACTGGAATTGTCTCAATTTTCATCGGTGCGGGCGGTGGATCCAGCCCTAATTCAAAAAGCAGTCAGACGTCAACAATGGAACAGGGGTTCAAGACGTATGCGCCAGGATCTACAATCCACGGAAGATTGACGAATTCCTCAGGGACGGCAAATCGGACGGTGCTGAAAATAACGTGGGCAGAATTTGATTTGTGGTATTAAAAAAGGGGCTTTGCGCCCCTCAGTCGTAATTGCTTTTGCAGATCAAGACAATGACCTTACCAGACGCTGGCATTTTCTCGATGTCGGCAAAATGATTTTTCTCAACCCAATGCTTGCCTATTTTTTGGTATCCCCGTTTTTTCAATTCGATACCAGCTGCGCGAACGGATGAAACGGGGAACTTTTCGACGACTACTGACATCTTAGTACCGCCCGAGAGCCTTCTGGATTAGCCAGAACAACCAGATTGCGAAAGGCCAGAGTGGTGATGCGGTATTCGGCGGAAAGAGCCTTGATTGCATCGGCCATGGTTTGATAGCAATTATTGATCGATGCATGTTTAAGATCTGGATGAACGATATCAACTTTAATCATCTCGATGTCTCCACAAAATAATTGAATCGATGGTTATGCCGGAAATAATCATAACCCATAATGTAAAATCCCCTGTGCGCTCAGCGATTGAACTGCACGCTGTGAACCCGAGCATCAAAAAAGAGCCTAGGGCGGAATAACTCAGCAACTTGTTTTTCATGCTTACCTCGTGACTAAATAATGGCTCCACATCTGGAGATAGTCCACCAGCTTTACACAATCTTTCAAATGTAAAATAAAGTAAACTTGATGGAATTTTAAGGACGATTGTCCGATGATTAGCGAAACAAACATGGAGATCAAAAATGAGTTACGCAACGGAAAATCTATATTTGGCTGGGCTTGTTCCAATCATTGCGGATCAAACAGATGATGATTACGAACCAAGGATCGTATTCATTTCTGGCCCAATCACTGGTTATGCCTATGCAAATCGTTCGGCGTTTCTGGCGGCGCACCGCAAACACTTATTGGCGCATCCATATGATATCGTGCTGAACCCATGCGTTTTCCCACAGGGGTTGCCATATGATTTCTACATGGATTTGACGATGAGGATGCTGGCGGAATGCACGCACATCATCATGCTGGATGGGTGGGAAAAATCAAAAGGTGCAAACATCGAAAAGCGGTTTGCTGATGAAAATGGGATCGTTGAAATAAAGGCTGGTGAATAATGCTAACTGAAAACGCAATGAAATGGTTGATGAATGGAAGAATTGGTCTAAGCAGTAAAGCCATGCTTGCAGCAGCATTAGATCTTGAATCAACAGGCGATTATCCACACGATCCAAGTGATTTAAATCGATGTTTGCTTATGCTGGATCTAGTTCCAGAAGTTCGATTGAGTTTTGATAAAATATCAGCATTAACCCCTGTATGGGGCAGATTAATTGAGCATTGGGATGAAATGGAGCGAATTTTCATTGATGAAGCCGGATTGGATTGGGCGAAATCAACAAAAGCTCCAAAAACTTACAAATTAATGCAGGATGTTATTTATAATGCTAATAAATCTCTATCTCGCTTGTAGCGCAGCTGTCGGTGCGGTCTGGGTATTCCGGTTTCTTCATCCAGCAGATGTGGAAACCGCAAATAAAGTAAGCAGGATCGCGTTACTGGCAAAGGCTTCGCCAGCCCACAAACAAGCAGAAGTTTTTGCTTTGGTAGCTTTCTTTTGCGCTGTCATTTTCACCATAACTTCAATTCTTGCGCCAATATCGTTCATGGCGCTATTTCGTGAGGATGTATGGAAGTAGAGGTATCAGGATGCGGGACCGTGCAAGACTGCAAGAAATGTGTTCGGACGCAATTTACATGCAATGAAACGGAGTGCTGCGCGGAGTATCGCGCGGATGGTCAGAACGTTTATTTTATCGAAATCAAGGAGCTTGGTTGTGAGCAAATTTGTGAAACTGACTGATTTCCATCCCAGTGATGGGCAAACAGTCATTGTAGCTGAGGAAATGAATGGCGCTCTTTTTGGCATTACATGTGCCCAGTATTTCAATGGGAATTTCTTTCCGTGGGTTGAGGGATTGTATGCCGAAAATTATGATGGCGGTGCTCAAATATATCTCAACATAAAACCAACGCACTGGGCCCCTTTGCCGGAGGTGGAGTGATGCCAACGAGAGCGAGGGTTGAGTGGTACAAGCGCGGGGAGGCGCTGCCAGAGCCTGGAGCTACAGTCTTACTGGCAACGAAAGACCAGGAGGTGATCGAGTCATTTTTCCACTTCGATTTTTCATCAAAAACGTTCACATCCATCGGCGGTGATTTGGTTTTCGCACTTGATGAAATCTTTTTTTGGGGCAGGAAACCCAATGGCCCGCGCCGAGAGAACCCGCTTTTACTTTATCGCCAGCGATATCGAGCGGAGCGCAAGGCAAGGAATGCCGAATAACCCAGCCAAGCGCTGTGGTTTTTGTAAAGATTTGCAAACTAAAGCGCAATTCAACTCGCCATTTTGTATACTTATTTCATCGAAACACAACGGAGAAAACAAATGAACGAAAAAATCATTGAAATGATTGGCAAATACGTAATTATCCGCACTTATTCCGCCGGTTGTTGGTTTGGCGTGCTAGTTCAGAAAGACGGAACGGAAGTAATTCTGACTAATGCTCGCCGCATGTTCCGCTGGAAGTCTGGAGGGGACTCAATATCACTGTCAGGCTGCGCAGTTCACGGAATTGATGAATCAGGCAGCAAAATTGTTGAACCCGTCGAAAGCGTTTGGCTTGATGCGATTGAAATCATCCCGTGCACACAAAAAGCAATTGACTCACTGAAGGGTGCCAAAAATGTCAAAGCTGAATAAAAACGACGGCTACGGCAACGGCAACGGCTACGGCAACGGCAACGGCGACGGCAACGGCGACGGCTACGGCGACGGCGACGGCAACGGCGACGGCAACGGCAACGGCGACGGCGACGGCAACGGATCCTAATTAAAGTAAACGCGGCCTTAATTGGCCGCTACAGGAGAATACAAATGAAAAAGAAAAAGTTAATCGACGCGCTTCTGGAGCTAAACATAAAGCCGGAAGATTGGCCTGAAGAATATCAATTCGCTGCGCTGGATAGTGATGGTGAGGTTTATATCTATAAAGAACTTCCATCTGCTAACTGGGTTGGCGGTTCATATAAACTCATTGCCAAATGCGAACCACGCAAAATGAATAAATTCATTGTTCGTCGCAGTGATTTTGTTGAACGGTATCTAAAAAATTTGACCGTTATAAAGGCTACAAATATTTCACAGGAACAGGCTGAAGAATTAAAGAGACATTTTAATGACCAAACATATTTAAAAGCTCTTTGCCCTACGCCACATAAAGAAGAAATCGAAGATTTAAAAGAACGGTTAAAAATTCAAGCTGATTGTGCAACTGAACTGGCCGAACGAATCGATCATGCACTTATCCATATCAAAATATGCGACAGAAGTGATAGACGTTCTCCTCTTCTTTTGCTAATTGAGATTCTTGAAGGCAAGGACGGTGAATAATGAACAATCTAAAAGACTTCGTTGTTGGTGTTAAAGTTGGCGTGTACGCTATGGGTGGTGACGCAGCCCACTTAGAAAACTTGAAAGACATCATCCGGAAATATGAAGATGATGAAGTAAAGATGTGTAGTGAGCTTGACGCCATTCGGGGAAGTAATATTCAGAACCAAACTGAAATTCTTCAGAAAAAATCCGATGAAATTAAGTCGCTGAATATAGCCGTTCAAGATCGAAATAACGAAATTATGTGGCTGGCTGATGAAGTATCCGAACTAAAAAATACACTCAATCGGAATAACAATACGATAGATCAACAAGGTGCAAGATTGCTTGAGCTTGATTTTGACATCTGTAATTTGCGAAAAAAATATTCCCAATGCCAGGATGAACGCGAAGTGCTGACAAGTCGGATTGGTGAAGCAATATCAGCAGCTGAAATCCGGCGCAGTGCTATGACTGATCATAATGATTGGGATTTTATCATCAACCTTCTCAAAGGGGAGATTAGTGAATAATGGGTAAACTTAAGTTAAAAAAATCATTGT